CATCAACACCGGCAGCAGATAATTGCACCCGCAGATTCTTGACACTATCAACGGTGAAGCCAGTATTCGTGGCAAAGTTTTTAATACGCAGTTCACCGACAGCAAAACTATCAAGCGCCTTGGCAACGCCAGCGAAGCTAAGCGCCAAACCACCAGCGCCCATCAAGGTCTTGGCAAGGCCAGCCGCAGCCGCGTCCATCGCCTTGATAGGGCCGCTCGTATAACGCTGCACCGTCTGGCCAAAGCGAGCGAACTCGTTGGTCAGATTGTTGGTACCCTTACCACCAGTCTCATTGAGGCTGTTGATCTTGGTCTTTAAATTGTCAACCTCTTTGCCGAGCTGACCAAAGAACGCCAGCATTGCATCGGCATCAAAGTCCTGTGCCATTATTCATAAGCCACTTGATTGCTGCGATTGAGCTTTAAAGTCTTGAACACACCACCATCAATATCCGCGTCAGTCTTAACTCCCGCTGGCACGTTATTCAAATTGATATTAACGTTGGCAGATGCTTTACTCCATACATCACTTTTAGGGGTTATAGCTTTATCAACTTTGTCTCTTTGATTGCCTCTTGCCGCTTCCACCGCCGCCACCGCTTCCGCTCCAGCATAGCGAATGTCAAGATCATTCAGGGTCCGCTTGCCGTGGCTATAGCCATATTGGTCAACCATATCTGCGGTGTTGGTCTTTGGGTCATATGTGCCGGGGACAATGGTCATGACGTGACCACCTCTGGCACCGGGAGCCAAGATCTGTCCCTGCGTCCCGCCATAACGACCGTGCCAGTACGTCGCCACCATACTGCCAAACGGACGTCCCGGTTCGTTGATGCCTTCCTTGGTTGAGGCTTCTCCCCACTTATGCCACGACGTAGCAATCGCGCCACCGGGCGGTGGTTTAAATCCTGCAGACTTCACATACCCACTGGCAACAATGCCGCAGGCTGGCCCGCTCATCTTGTAACCGCGCTGCGCAAATAATCTTTGCAACCCGGCAACGTCACCAGCACGACCAAGCATTTCTGCTTGCTTCATCGTATCAGCATCGATGACCTTGCCGCCTTCATCGTTCAATTGTGCTGGCCCGCCTTGGCCGCTTTCAGGGCTGGCACCATCGCCGCCGCCGCCCATTCCACCTTTGCCGCCCCAGCCTCCACCAATGCCGCCACCGACCAGCTCGTCATCCCACTTGACAAAGATGTCACGCATATCGGCTAAGATTTTACTGGAATCTTTTTCAGTTTCCTGCTGCAACAAGGTAGCACCCGGCTCATATTCACCAGCATGTGCCTCAGTGCTGAACAGCTTGGTGAACCAATCATAGAATTTAACCATGCCTTGCATCGGTCCAATGCCAGCTCCGCTCTTGGCTGTATATCCCTCAATCCCGCTTGGCTGCTGCTTCATGGCGGTCGCGAGTTTACCAACGGTGAGGTCAGCGGGAACGTACTTGTTTATAACGTCGATAATAAATTTGGCTTCTCGATACGTTGTCTTCAAAGTGTCCATGACTGGACCGTCAAAATACTTCTTGAAGCCTTCCGCAAACGCCTTTGCTTTTTTATTCAACCCTTCCATCCCGCCTTCTGTGCCGGTCAATTTTAAAATGCCCTCCAGCATTGATGCAGACACACTTTTCCAGACGCCATCAAAAATAGTTTCGAGATTGACCATTGTTTTGTGATATTCTAAAGCCGACTCCTTGCTGATTTTCCAAGGCTCGATCAATCCTTTCAAGCCAACTTTCTGTGACTCCCATTGCGCTCTGGTCATGCCGGTAACAGTCGGCAACCAAGCCTTGAAGCGTTCACCGCCGTTGTTATACGCTTCCTGCAATACGTTCAGCGCGCCTTGCTGATCACCAGCGTTCATCAACTGACGAACTTGTTCAGCAAGTGCCGGACTACTGGCCTGCAGCGAACGATAAAACCCGGACGTCTCCTGCAGAGCCAAGACTTCCTGCAGCTTGGCTCCTATATTGCCAATGCCTTGACTGGCTTCATTGGCGCTGATGCCAGCCGCAGACATTTGCAGGCGCATTTTCTTCAAAGCTTCGCCAGCAAAGCCAGTATTGATTGCAAAATTTCTATTCTGCAATGCACCGACGGCAAATGCATCCAGTGATTTTGCAGCGCCCACGAACATGGCAGCAAGGCCACCGGCACCGCCAATCACGGTGGCCAGATGACTAGCCGCGCCTTCCATCCCGCGCATCGCGCCACGCGTATGGCGTTGAATGGTCTGACCAAACCTTTCGGTCTCGTCAGTCATTTTCTTCATGGCACTACCAGCCTCACTGAGACTGGTAATCCTTGTTTTTAAACCATCAACCTCTTTTCCCATCTGGCCAAAGAACGCCAGCATGGCATCAGAGTCAAAATCATCAGCCATTGTCGTCGTCCACCGGCCTCAATATCTCCTCCAATCGCGACGTCCATTTGATGTGCCGCGCTATTTCAGAAAACGGCATATCCAAGAACTCGCGCGGATTGCGCCCGTAGTATTTTGCGAGCCTGTAACAGTCTAGGATAAAGTTGTCCTCTACATCTCTGGAATAAAAAAACGATGCGCCAGAGCCAAGGCTGCATACCCCCAATCTTTTGGATGCAGTTGCTTGATCGTAGAGGGTGGCACTCCCGCAAGCCGTGACATCATGGCGAACATCGCCTTCGTCTCAAACGTCATCTTGGGCTGCTCGCCTGTCAAAAAGTCAATCATGACAGGCGTACCGCAGATTTCAATGTCGCCTGCAGTTGGCTCGCGGAATTTCAGTTCTTGTACTTCTTCGCCGTGCGCAATAACTTTCTTGCGCAGGGGTATCACAAGCTCGTTGGTAACTTCTGCCCCATTGACCTGCTTTGGCTCTTCAGGCTTGGGTACTTCTGTTTCATCTACCATCTACTGAATCTCATCGCAACTGATGCCTTCCCACTTGATCCTGACTAGACCATCGCGGGCGTTAATAGCAAGGGCAGATACACACCAGCCCTCACGCAACACGTAAGTCGAGTTATTTGCCAGCTCAGCCGTGACAGTCACGTTGACCTGAGCTTCAAAGTCCTCGATTGACAACCCCGGCACGGTTGACACGTCGCCTTCAATTGAAGGCACGCGTGGAAGCTCACTATAGCCGTGAATGTAGTCTTGACCGGCAAGACCAGCGCGCTCGATCACCGACGGAGTAATCGTAAAATTTCCCCGCAACGGATATTGATTGCCGTCCACTTTAAGGTAGGCAATCCCTGCTATTCTTTGCGCCATGTTTCAATCCTTTCTATGGGCGAGAACAGGCTAGTGCTGCCAGACCGAACAGCACTAGCAAGATGATTATGGAAACTCCCTGCGGGTCCATTACGCCGCTACGACCGTATCAAGGCCACGGTCATACTGGAGCCTGAACTGAGCCAGCACAGCGAACACTCGAAGTTGGTTGACGAGATCAGGCGGATAGAGGACATTGACGCGATTCGGATCATTGGGATCGCGTTCAACAATCAGGTTGGTCTTGAACGCCTTGCCGTTCTCAACCAGACCGTTGAACTCGTCAATGCGGTATTGCGCAACCAACTCCGCCTTGATGATCTTGGGCGTAACGATCGCCTGTCCGGCTCCGAACCGCGTGCCATCATCGGCCAGCTTATGACGTGGATATTTGCTGGTGATGGCCTGCCGTTGATTGCGCAGCAGCTTGGCGAGCGTTGCCAGCGTTGTGACCAGCTCGTAAGCGTCGTCAGAATTGCCATACAGATTGCGGGTGTACGTAGTATTTTCCCGCATGATCATTGGCACAGTCACAGCCGTACGCTGCGTGGCAATACCGGCAAACGACAGACCGTTCAGTTCCGAAAGCAGGAAACGGAAATGCGACAGTGCTGGCAGACAACTTTCCAGTGACAAAGTCTGCAACGGACGCGCTGGGTCATTGACCAGTGCTCGCGCAGCTTTGGCAGTGTATGCCGCCGCCCACTCATAGGCAGGCGTCGGGCTACCCGGCTCGATACCAAGCACGGACATCTGCGCGCTGTTACGCGTTTCACCAAACAGCAGCAGGTTCATGTACGTGTCACGCTTGGCATTGAACAGGTGGCCATAGTGCTGACGAATGAATCCCCAGCGACCGGTGTCCGAAAAACCGAACTCAGTTTCCCACGCCAGCATAGAAGTGGAATCCGTGAACGGCATACCAACATAGTCAATTTCCGTTTCACCAAGTGAACTGATTGCATCAGTAAACAGTGGCTCACCGGTACCGCCCGTCAACTGCACATAAGTCAACGTCACACCCGCTGGCATAGTCTCACCGCCAACCGTGCCGTAGTAATTGTCAGAAATTTTGATATCGTTGCCCTGCGTCCCTTTGAACTTGGCCGTCAC